TCCTAAAACAAAAGAAATGGAAGATTTTGTACATACTGCTCGAATAGAATTAGCAAATACAACAATACAAGACAATTCCAATGAACAACAAAGATTCATTGAAGGTAACTATACTAAGCTATCATTTTTAATCATTATAAATGATGCTTATTTATGGGATTTAAGAGAACACCGCACAGCGGAAATTGAAATACGAATGGATGATAATTTAGATTAATTTTTATAGCTATAAAAAGGAAATTATTAAATGGAAAGAATAATTATCACAGAAGTTGATAACACTTCTAATGTTGAGGCACTTTCTTCATTTGATGTAGTATATGTTCCTGGTTTCGCTACAAATGGTGCAACTCCAAGTTTTACAGGTGATACTAAATCATTATTTAGAAATCCTACATTAGTAACAACTAGATATGAGTTCTTAAATAAATTTGGACAAGTATGTCCAACATTTACTAAAGATCAACCATATCCAATAGCTACTTCTGGAGTATCTGGATTCCCAAGTTATGCTATTCCAGATTATGTTCCACCTACAACTCCTACTTTAGTAGCAAATTTAAGTTCATATGAATTTGATTATGTTGAAAGTGAGCCTATTTCAGCAGAAGCAGCAATATCTAATATAGCTGCATTAGGAATTTATTCAGATGGTATAATTACTACTGCTGAGTGGACTCCTACAGCAGAAGTAATATATTATTTTGCAGATCGCGTGGATGCTAATGAAAAAAGTACATTTACTATGAAAAAACTTCCAGATACACCTGAAGTTGGTTCAATAGTATTCACATCAGATTTTAGTCCTGCTGCTAATGGTTATAAAATCCTAGTAGGTTCTGATTATTTCTATACAGATGATGCATTTATAGATTTTGATGATTCAACAGGAAAAGTTAAAACTTATTATGATGATGAGACTCAACCAGCTCTCATGTTTAAGGGGCCTACAGAAACTTCTCTTGGTGATGCTGATCCAGGATATAGATATGCGTTATATCTCTTATCACTTGGTATTCCAGTTTACTATGAACAAATGAATGCAGATTTTGTACCTGTAGATCTTAATAATCCAGTTAATGCTTCAGCAAATCCTTCAGCACAAGGTTGGAGTATCCAAGTTGGAAATGACTATATTAAGACTCAAGATACTGAAGTAGATTTAAGTAAGACTTATTATTTAGGAGCAGAAATTTCAGTACAATCAATGTATGAAGGTCTCGAAGCAAGATTTGCTAATAGAGGAGAAACAGGATCAGTAAATCCGTCAGACTATTCATTCGATTCAATGGGTGATTACGCAATTAAGTATATCACATCTGGTGGTTATCCAACATTTGAGTATGGTCCACTAGCAGATCCTGATGCAGATAGTAAAGTTTGGGGTACATCAGGTCTCGCTGAACAAATGGTAAGACTTGCTGCTGATAGATCTGATGCTGTTGCTCTTATCGATCATACAAATTCTCCTAATAGAAGTATTTATGAGACTGATGACTATTCAGTAGTTAGTAGAGTAAGAAATTCATTAACATCTCTTGGTACAATTATAGGTTCATATGGTGCTATGTTTACTCCTTGGTATACATGTACGAGCACATATATTACAGGTGGAAGTGCTTATAGCTATGATGCTCATATGCCTGCTTCACTTGCATTCTTAAGTGCTCTTGCACAACAACTTCAGAACTATAATCCTTGGTTAGCAGTATCTGGTGTTGCTAGAGGAGTTGTACCATATTGTGGTGGACTTCATACAAATTACAATCTTACAAACAACGTTGCAGATTCATATCAGATTATTCCTGGTGAAAATCAAGATTCTAAGTCTGCAATCTCAATTAACCCTATTACTTATATTAGAAATTATGGATATTGTATCTGGGGTAACAGAACACTTAGAAACAATAGTGCTGGTACACAAGCTACATCATTCCTTAATATCAGAGATCTTACTTCAGATATTAAGAAAACTTTATATGAAGCTTCACAAACACTTATGTTTGAACAGAACACAGACGTTCTTTGGTTAAACTTTAAAGCTCTTGTTACACCTATTCTTGATAGAATGGTTTCAAATTATATTCTTTCTGATTATAATATTGTAAAATATAATGTAGATCCAGAAAGTGGACAACGTGTTCCAGCTTATAAAGTTTTAGCTAATATTACAATTAGACCTATTAACTCAGTAGAAGTATTTGAACTCAGAGTAACTCTTGAGAATAATGATATTTCTGTAGCTGAAACAGCGTAATAAAATAAAGGAGAAATAAATAATGCCAATTCCTGCTAATGTAAAATCAGACATAGGTTCTTATCATTTCTCTGCAAATAAAGAGCTTTATGAAATTCAGAGATCAAATAACTTTGAATTTCAAATAGATCCTTCTTTAGCTAGAGGACTTACAGCTTATGGAAATGATAATAAAACATTTCCAAATGCACAGGAAATGATTAGACTTTCTGTATCAGCATCATCAGTTCCTCATTTCCAACAAACTCCTATTGAAGTTAGAAGAGGTAATACTGCAGTTAAATATGCTGGAGTAATTAGTTATCCTTCTGGTTCACTTGAATGCTATGACTTCATTGGAGCTGAAACAAAAGATATTCTTATGGCTTGGCAGGCTAAGTCTGGAAATCCAGAAAAGCAAATTGTTGGTCAGCAAAAAGACTACAAGTATACTGCTTGGCTTTCAGAATATACTCCTGATTATACTGTAAGAGTAAGAACATGGAGACTTGATGGATGTTGGATTAGTAATATTGATGAAGATCAATTTTCAGCTGATAATGGAAATAGTGCAAGAAGAATTAGATGCACTATTGAATATGATAGAGCAATTGTCGAATCATATAATGAAGTAATTAATGCTTAATTAATTTAAAAGCTGGGTGGTTGAAATATATCACCCAGCTTCATTGGTAAAATAATGAGTAGAATCCTTCTTGAAGATAAGAGATCCTCACTTCTTACTCAATCTAAAAATGGTGCAAATTATGTACCATGGAATCAGATGTTTGGTAAGAATAGGTATCATAGAAGAAAAAAATCTAAAATAGCACCGTCTATTAAACATTTCAATAATATTGATATGAACAAATTCTTCAAGACGGATATTTTAGATTTATTAATAGATGTAAAAGGCGAGACTAATATTTATCAAGTAAGAATATCTTTTGTAGGAGTGCTTATAGAAATACAAAATGAATTACAGAGAAGAGGACTTGATAAAATAGATCGTAAATGTATATTAAAAGCACTAACAAAAGCTTTTAATAGTGAAGATGTTTATATAAATTGTACTTGCCCAGATTTTAGATATAGATTTAAATATTGGGCAACAAAGAATAATTTACTTATAGGAGATCCAGAAAATAGACCTGCTAAAATAACAAATCCACATAATGATAAAGGTCCTGGATGTAAACATATTATATTATGTTTAAGTGATGCGTCATGGCTTATAAAAATAGCTTCAGTTATATATAACTATGCTGATTATATGGAAAAGCATGATGAGAGATTATTCCAAAAATATATTTATCCTGCTCTCTACGGAAAAGAATATGATAATAGACAACTTAGTATCTTTGACCAAGATGATGAGGAAATGGCATCTGATGAAGAAGATATTAGAAAAGCAAATGAACTTGCTAGAGAAAAGGGTAGATTTAAAAAAGGAAATGAATATAGATTTAGAAAACAAAATCAAAGTGATGATAGTCAAATGACTTTTGATGATCTTGAAGCTGACTTAGCAGAGTATGAAGAGGAAGAAGTTTAATACGCTATCAACGCTAAATTATATATGAAGAATCTCAAAGATAACTTATTATTGATTTAATTAAAAAGATAACTTATTTATTGTATATTAATATGAGATTCGTGTAACACAAATATTAGGCTGACATGGATCTATTTCTGTGTCAGCTTTTTTAATAACTAAAGGAGAAACAAAATATGTCAGACGCTAGAATAGTTGAAGAATTTTATCTACCTTCTCAAGGAAAAATATATGAAGGAATAGAAGTAGATCCATCAGGACTTATTAGTAGTATGAAAGCTAAACATGAGATGCTTAGACTTTCTATTACTGATGGTTCTCATAAATTAATGGCAGAAATATTAGATGATTGTTTAGAATCAGATTTAGGAATATCTGCTTATGATTTATGTTTAGGTGATTATCAATATTTATTATTTAAGTTAAGAGTAGTTACATTTGGTAATAATTATACATTAAGAGGTAAGTGTCCTTTTTGTGGGTTTGAACAGCCTACAGAAATAGATTTAGATAGTCTTGGGGTTAATGAGTATACAGATGAGTATGAAAGTTTAAAGACTGTATATTTACCTAATTCTGAACAAACAGTTACACTTACATATCAAACACCTCGTATATTAGATAGAATTCAAACAAAAGTAAAAGAATATAGAAGAAGACATGAGGGGTCTGATGAAAATCCTATTCTTTTATTTAATATTATGTCATGTATAACAGAAATAGATGGTGAAGCTCCTAATAGAGTTTTCTTAGAGGATTGGGTAAAAGATTTACCTCTTTCAGATGCTCTATTAATAATTAATCATATTGACGACATGAATAATTCTATAGGGACAAGTCTTATTCATCCTACAAATTGCAAGATTTGTGGAACGGAATATTTTGTACCCTTTCGTATCAACGAAACATTTTTTAGACCTAATAGTAGATGATCCTGAATTTAAGTCACTTGTAATGCAGAATATAATTCAGGAAAAATATCAAATAAGTAAACGTATCCATACTTCTTTTATTGAGTTAGACGAAATAACTCCAACAGAAAGAAAATCATTACTTAAATTATTAGTAGATGATTTGAAAGAAGAAGAACGAATTATACAAGCTGCAAGAGCACAAGCAGGAATGAACTAATGGCTATATTAGATGATAGAAATAATCAAAAAATTATTCAAGCTTTTGAAGAAGGAGGCAATCTTTCAGATAAAGACTTTTCTAAAGCTTTAAGAGAGGCTTTAAATTATGAAGATACAACCTATCAATCTTTACTTAATTTGCGTAAAAAATTAAAAAAGGCTGAGAGAGAGTATGCAAACTTAACTAAAAGAGCAGCAGAAAATATCTCCTTATTAGAAGAATTAGAGGAAAAGCTTAAGACTGCAAGTACTGCAGAAAGAGTAGATTTAAGAAAACAGATTGAAGAGCAAGAAAGAAGACAAAAAGTTATCTTAGAAGAAGGGGCAAAAAGATTAGAACTTAAACGTAATTTAGAAGATTCTATAAAAGAAGCTACTGAAACTGTAAAAGAGCAATTTAAAAATGCAGCTAAATTTGGTATAGATTTAACAGAAAAAGATCTTGAGGCCATGTTAGCTACAGATGAAATTATTGATCGTCTTGATGATAATATAGAGGCTCTTAAAATGAAAAAGAAGAAACTCTATACAGATTTAGACGAATTAAAAGTAAATTTAGAAGAGGCTACTGAAAATGATGATACTGAAAAAGTAGCTGAAATAAAAGAAGCTATTAGTAAAATTTATGAAGACTTACGAGAAAATCTTTACGAAATAAATGCTCTTGAGAATGATAAAGATGAAATAAATGGTAAAGCTGGTAAAAGGGCTACAAATAGACTTGAAGATATGTTTGGTAAAGATATAGGAAGTTCATTAAACTTTTTAGGCAGCAGAGAAAATTTATTAGGAAAAGGAATAGGAAATATTCTAGATACAATTTCTGGACAAGGTGAAGGTGTAATAAGTGATTTAAGTAATTTAATTTTTAATGCTTCTAAAGCTGCTGAAGAGAAAGGTGAAGAATACGATTCTACTGATGCTTTATTAGATGCAGCAGAATTTGGAGCAGAACTTATCGCCCCTGAGTTTGTACCAGTAGTTGAAGGCTTAAAAGCTTCTAAAGCTATTTTAACAGCTATTTTTAATGATATTAGAGCTTTAAATGCTAAAATGGGTGAGTATATTAATACTGCTGCTCAAGAAATTAAAAGTTATTATGGTGCTATAAATGCAAATTTATATGGTTATAGTGATTATGATACATTAGCAAAAGAAGCAGATATATTAGGTGGAAGCACTCTTGTAAGACAAACAGATTATTTATCACAGATAGCAGCGTTAAGTGCAGATGGAGTAGCAAGAGATATTGAAGCAGCAGCTATTCTTCAAACAATTAAAGATAGAACTCTTACTCAGTTTGATGTATCTAATGATTCTTTAAGAAGATTAATTCGTTTAGGGCAGGATCAAGTATATCAATCTCAATTTGGTCTTGAACTTCAATTAAAGAAAGTATTAAACAGTACATTTAAAGATTCTGGCTATCTTTCAAGTTTATTCGATTCAGTAAGAGATGCTATTATGGATGCTTCTGTGAATCAATCTGGAGATATAACTACTTTTAATTCCATAGTTCAAACTTGGCTTGGAGCCATGTATTCTTCTGGATTATCAAGTAATGTAGTAAATCAAATAGCTAGTGGAATTAATGCTTTAGGTTCAGGAAATGTATCCGCTTTAGCTAGTGATGAGGCAACACAAAGATTATTTTTATTAGCTATGGATAGGGTTGGAATGGACTATGCAGATATATTGCAACAAGGTCTTAGTTCTAGTGACACTAATAAATTACTTCAATCAGTAGTTCAATATTTAGGTGAAATTACTGTAAATACAAGTGATAATTTAGTATTAAAATCGTCTTATGCTAATCTTTTTAATTTAAGTACCACAGATTTAAAAGCTATACAAAATTTAAATCAAAGTATGCCTTCAATAACTTCTATGATTGTAGATACTTCAAATGCTTTAACTATGACACAATATGCTGCTTCTGATATGCTAAAGGCTAATACATCAGTTTCAGAAAAATGGGATAATTTCTTTGCTAATTTACAGTATGCAGTAGGAAGCAATGTTGCTGAAAGTAATTTTTTATATAGTACTTGGGCGACTAGTTCATTAATAGAAGATTTGACAACACCTATTCTTCAAAATAAACTTTTAAATAAACTTCCTACTATAGCAGTACCAGCAAAAGCAGCAAATATTGTTGCTACTCTTTCTAAATTTGGAATTAGTGTTGAATCAATGTTAAGTGCGATTCCAGAAGCTGCAGGAACTATTTTTGAAGGACAAGGAGACTCTATTGTTTCACTGTTAAATTTAAATAATGCTAATTCGGCTAATATAAGCAGTACATTAAGTCCATATTCAAGAACAACTCTTAAAAATTCAAGCATGTTTAATAAAATGTCTGCATCAGTAAGCACTGTTGAACAAGCAGCATCAGAATATAAAGAAGATACAGATACAGGAAAAATATTAGAAGAGATTGAAAAAGCTTTAAGAAAACAAAAAGAACACTATGCTTTTGCTGTATACCTTGAAGGTATGACAGATGAAACTCTTAAATCATTTGCTTCAATATTTGCAGATGAAGATGCAATGCTTCAAACATTTAAGGGAAATAACAGTGTTATTGAAGATAATTTATTTACATATATTGATGATAATAGTAGTAATAAAAATGATAGTACCCAATCTAAAAACAAAAACGCTTAAGAGGTAAATAAATGATAACACAAGAATTCAATAAAGTTACAACGACATCTAACTTCATAAAGAATCTTTTAATTAGTACATATTTACCTCTTATTCGTACTGTTAGGGATTTTGATTATATAATAGCAGATAGATTATATATTTATAAATGTGAAGTTATTAAGTGTCTTAAAAGTGGCTATATTTTAACTGGCTATCAACACTTTAATTTTGAAGGGGAAAGAGCACAGTTTAGAGTAGTATCAGAGTATTATTTTGGTGAAAGAAATGATAAACTTTGTACTAATTATATATCTAATTCTGAAGGTTATGATACTTTAACTCATGAAAGGCTTGGTAAATATTTAAGAAGTTTAAGAGATATGTATGATCTAAATCTTATGCCTCTTTATAATTGTTTTAGTAATAATATTTTACAAGCTCATCATATAGATGATGATAAAGTAGTAAAGACTTCAACTAATTACAATACTAAAGTATATAAAGTTCCAATCAGATTTAATACTGATTATACTATTTGTATGGAAAATCTTGGTATGACTACTTTTGCTCCTGCTTTCATTAAAAATAATAATTTAATGAAAGTAAATAATACAAGATTTGGTAATGATACAGATGTAACAAATAAATATATTAAATTATATCAAACTGGAGTTATTACTCATAGAACAGCTATGAGATTTAAAGATCCAATCAAAATTAGATATAATAATATACCTCATACAAGAACCTCTACTTATGAAGTAACAAGCTATATAAAAATAGATTTTTTACATAATAGTGACTATTATGAAATATATAATTCTTCTATGAGTATTAGAAGCAGTTATTATTTTAGAAATTTAGGAACATATACTAAAGTAAATATATCACAAATTGACTATAATGATAATCCTACTATGTACTATTATAATAATGATGGTATAATGACTCAGTGTTCAAGTGAATTAAGCTATAATAGTTCTACTATTTATTATATTTTAGAGTCTTCTGAAGGATTTACTTATTTAAAAACTTCTCAAAATCAAAATACTGAACATCCTACTTCAACTTTATATGTAGGAGTAGACCCTTCATCAGGAAGACTTGATTCAAGTTATCTTTCAGATAGAGAAGGATTTTGGGTTGAAACTATTTCTGGGAAAAAGATATTAAACCAAGATATATTTAGTTTTGAATATGATGATCCAGAGTTAGATGCTACTTTAGACCCAGAACTTGAAGGAGTAGCGGCATTTAGTTATGATAATAGAGAACTTTATTTAGCTATAGCGGGTGCAAGAATATATGATACTCCAAATATTGAGACAGTTTCTTTCTGGCGAGCATGTACTGAGGCAGATGAATTCAATTTAGGAGAAACCTATTATACTCTTGTAGTTGAAAACGGATCAAGCGAATTTGTAATTTGGAATTACAAAGAGATGCAGGAAGAAGAAGATTTTAATGAAAATAAGACTAGTTTCTTCTATTATCCTGAAGGCAGTGTACAGCCAGTAAGATGTAAATATACTGATGAATATGATTCTGAAATAAATTATTTTAGAGAATATGGTAGTGATTATATTCCAGCTGAAGAATATTATTTTTTAGAGCATAAATCAAGTTTATATATTATTGAAGCTGATGATTTTAATGCTAATCAGACTAAATATTTTAAAATAGAAGATAATAAATTAGTTTTATGTACCGTAGGAGAAGCTTATAATCCTAATATAACTTATGTACAAATTAAAGAGATGTATACTCCTTCATGGCTTATACTAAATCCTGATTGGGATGGTGAAAATCCAAATACAAAATTTATTACAACTACAGATAGATCTATAGATGAAAGTAAAACTTATTATTCATCTACAATCGCGTATGAAGAAAAATCTTATGTATATGATATAACAGAAGAAAACTGTGCGTTATATGATTTTTGTGAAGATAATTTATATATGCTTATTCAAGTTCCTAAAGATTATGAATCAAGCATAATAATTCTTGAAGGTGACTACACTAATACTAAAGCTAAAAAAATAATAGATTCAAATAGTGTTGATCTATTACCTAAACCTATGGTCGATTATTTATATACAGAAAATTTAAGACTAATGCAAATGGGATCATCAAGAATTAAACCATTCTCAGATGCATTAATTGAATTCTTAACTTGGAATGCTATTAATAATCTTGATAGCATAAACAATAATATGGATAGGCTCTTATTAGCTCTTAGAAATATTACTTATGAGTTACATTTAGAAGCTAAATTTGCTAATTATTGGTTCCCACAGTATCGTCAAATAGTGTTTAATTTAATAAGAGAGTCAAGAAACTTACCTGTTACAGATAATTTAGGTTATGTAACAAGAGAAGTAGAACATGTTATAGGAACTCTTAAAAATGCTGATACTTATATTTATGATATAGTAGATGTAATAGATGAACAGTAAATTAAAGGAAGGTCATAATAATGGCTTTAAATCCAAATAATGGTAGACAAACATATCCAACATGGAGTGCTCAACGATTATCTGAATATCAAAATAAATTAAAAGTATCTCCTACAGACTGCTATGTAACCTTACATCATATAGGAAAGACATTTATTTTACCTGTAGACCCAGATGCTGTATCAGATAATATGAATGTGTCTTTTGCTGAGAACAATCCACTTAGTAGAAGCGCTCCTATTTATTCATATCAAAATTCTGGACCAAGAACTGTTTCAGCTACTTGGACTTTACATAGAGATTTATGTAGAGAATTTAATCCTGAATGGGCTAAGTCAGGAGAAGATCCAGTAGATTTATTAGTAACAAATTTAGATGCCTTAGTTCTTCCTGATTATAATGCAGCAAATAAAATTGTAAATCCTCCTCTTGTTTCATTAAAAATAAGAGATGAGATTTATATTAAAGGGGTTATAACGGGTAATGTTGGTCTGACATATAATCTTCCTATAATTAATTATGGAACTGAGGATGCTCCTAATTATAAATATGCAATGATAACCATTTCATTTGGGGTAAATGAAATTACTCCATATAGTGCAAGTATACTTCCAACTGTAGGAGGAAAATTTAGAGGATATGTAGACCCAAGTTTAGCTAGTATGGGTATGCCTATTTCTGGAGGTTGGGCAGTAGGTGATAATTCTAGGTCTTGGCTTGCTGGTGGTAGTGGTCAAATGACACAGCAATATAGATAGGAGAAATAAATGGAAGTATTATCAAATAAAGCGTATAAGTCATCTAATTATTTCTCAAGATACAATGGATTAGCTTATTACTATAATAATAATGATGATAAATATCAATTAGTTACTAGACATTGGTTAAAAGACTTAGGAAATACTGCAGATATTACTGTTTATACAGTAAAAGAACATGATACATATGATTCTATCGCGCTTATGTTTTACAATAATCCTACATATTATTGGGTTATATGTGACTATAATAGAATAATAGATCCATTAAAAACTCCTGTTCCTGGAACAGTATTATATATTCCGGCTCTTAATGCTGGTTTAGAGTTTGAACGAAATGATAGATGGGCATAATGGCTTATACTTATAAAAAGAGAGTAAATACAGATACAAAGCATAGTATAAACTATCCAAATAATAATCCATTTGATAAAAATTCTAATACAGGCGGTAACTGTACTTGGTGGGCTTGGGGTAGATTTAAAGAAGTTTATCATGACGCTACAGGTAAAAATCTATCTTGGACTGCTGGAGCAGGTAATGCTTGTACTTGGTATCGTATCATGGGAAAAGCTGGTTATAGTACTGGTAAAACTCCTAAACCTGGTGCAATTGTTTGCTGGGGATATTATGGGAAGTCTGAAGGTGGAGACGGTCATGTCGCTTTTGTTGAAGAAGTTTTCAGTAATGGCGATTTTGAAATATCTCAGTCCGGATATTCTAGTGGTCCTATAGCAAATAAAAGAATTACTAAAAGTTCTGGTTATAAGTTTGGTTATAATAACGACCATTTTAATGGCTTTATTTATAATAAAGTAGAATTTACAAATCCAGATGGAACAACTGTAGGTGGTTCTTCAGGCAAATCTCGTTCTTGGTATATAAATAAATATGGTAATGGAGCTGAAGTATATTTCTTATTAAAAGACGCAAAATACACTCATAAAGCTTGTTGTGCAGTTCTTGGAAATATGGAGCAAGAATCAGGCATTAGAGTAAAGACTGGCGGTTCTTTTGATGGAAATGGATCTGAGGGTCTTTGTCAATGGACTTCTGGCCGTAAAACAAAGATGCAAGACTATGCTAAAAAGCATTCTAAGTCTGGAAAATGGGATAGTGTTGATGGTCAAGTAGCTTATCTTATTTGGGAACTACAAAATACTGAAAAGAAAGCTAATCAAGTTCTTTATGATCAAAAGCAAACTCTTAATACTATGACAATAGAATGGGGTAGAGCTTTTGAAAGGCCTTCAGAGCAATATGCTAATTGGACAGCAAGATGTAACTATGCTAAAAAGTGGAATACTCGCATGAAAGATGCGGGAGATGCTTCAGATACAGGAGAAGAGGAAGAACAACAAACTGCTCCTGGTATCGATATGCAGAAGAGATCTTCAAAACTTTACTCATCTGCTAATTATGAGTATTTAGATTTTGAAGAATCTGAAGAAAAGAAAAAAGAAAAAGAACAATTTAGTAATCAAATATCTACTTTTGCTCAACAATTAAATGCAGCTAAAGCTGATTTATCTTCTGGTGCTGTTCCTGAAAAAATTGCTCTTACTGGAGTAAGTTTATCAAAAATAAGAGCAAGTAGATCTAAAGTAAAATCTTCATTAAGTATTTCAGATGCTTTAGTAGAAGCTCCTTTTATAGAAGTTGATTTTAATGGTTATATTATAGGAAGTAAATCTGGGAGTTTAGATACTGCCCCAAACTATATTTCTCAAATAGATATTGTAAAAATAAATGGAGAAATAAATCAATATAAACTTCAAATAGTTTATCAAATAAGACCTGGGGAAGATCCAAATAAATTAGATCAGCTATTCTCACAAGTAAGATATAGTAAAATAAAAATAAGATATGGGGATGCAGCTTCTAAGTCTTTATTTAAAGATACAGAAGCAATAATTACAAACATAACTCAAAATAGAGATTATGCTGGAATGAGAATAACTTATACAGTTTCTGCTACATCAGCCTGCAATTATGTAACAACTACTACTTTTGATTTTCCGGCTACTACAGATAAACCATCAAATGTTATAAGAGATTTATTATATAAAAATGGCCAAACATCTCAACTATTAGCAGAAGCTTTTTCTGGTATGGGCAATAAAGCAACAGTAGATTCTAATAATTGGATACCTACAAATGATTCTGTAGTAAATATACCAGCACAAGTTGGAATAAGTACCACAGATTATATAAGCTATTTAACAAGTATAATGAGTAATCAATCTAATGATCCAAATGCTATTATTAGAAATTCTACTTATTATTTAACTTATCAAGATGATGCAAATAAAGGTTCTTATTTTAAAATAAGTGAGGTATCTAAAGGAAATAAAACTACAGTTCCAGCCGCAAATGTTTATAATGTAGATATTAATTTTCCAGATGATAATCAAGTATATACTTTTTCTGTAAATACAAATAATGCTTGGTCATTATTATATGAATATGCAGATAAACCTCAAGAGTATATCTATAATATAGATGAAGAGGGAATAACAGAAAGAATATATTCACCAAATTATTTTAGTAGTTCTCAACAAATGAATGAAATACAAAAAAATTGGTGGACACAGATGGTTAATTATCCAGTTTCAGCTCAACTTACATTAAAAGGGTTATTAAAACCAATTTCTCTTATGGATTATATAAATATAGATGTAAGATTTTATGGAGTAAAACATATAACTAGTGGATTATATATAATTACTAATCATCAAGATATTTTATCCGGAGCTGGTTTTAGATCAAATCTTGGATTAGTAAGAATAGGCGAGTCTATTTAATGGCTAAAGAAGTACAGATAAGAAAATCACAAAGTGCTGCAGATGTAAGAGCTGGAGCTGTAGCTTGGGCTAAAGCTATAGTTAAAGATAATAGTTTTCATTATGGTGCGAAGGCTGCTTATAGGGCATCCCATTCGAGAGGTTGTTATTTTTGTGGAACTAATGAACATAAAAAAGGCAAAATGCAGGGATATGCTAAAACTTATTGTTGTAATACATTTTGTTTTTCTGCTTTTGCTCATGGCGGTGGAGAGCCTGACATGCTTAGAGCATGTAAAAAAGGAGGAAATGCAAAGACAGGTACGTTTTTAGGTTATAAAAGCTATCCTGCAGGATCAAAATGGGAAACTAAAGGGAGAATAAGTGCTAAAAATTTAAAACCTGGTGATGTTTTAGCTTATACTGGACACTGGGCATTATATATTGGTGATGGAAAAATAGCAGAAGCACAACATAGTGATAATAATATACCTGGATCAGATAATTGGAATAGTTCTATCCGTATTTCTAAATTAAGAACAAGCTATCATAATGTTCATAGATATATTGGAAAAGGTGGAGGTTGGATGTGTCTACCTAGTGGAAGTGATGATACTTCTATTGACGTAGATGATACAGAAGGTTCTGAAGACTATGAAAATGCTATAGTAGTAGATGATGGTAGAGCTATTGTTTTAAAAGATGAGATAAGTAAACTATATAGTTCTGCAAATTATGAATATTTAGATACTGAAGAGGAAGAAAATACAGTAACTCAAAGATTTACTAAGGATATATTTACATCACTTTCTTCTAGTCTGGCTAAAGCAGATGCTGATCTTACAACTGCAGCAATTAAAGAAATTGATCTTCCTAATCCTTCAGGATTACCTCTAGATAAAGTAAAGTTTCAACACAATAAACCAGAAATTATTAGAGCTAGTGCTAAATCTTCTTTATTATCATTTCCAACTTATGTAGAAGCCCCTACAATACTTTTAGATTTTAATGGTATAAAAATAGGTGGTTATGGAAATAAAGGAGATATTTATCCGAATTATATTTCTGGTATGACTGTAGAAAAAGTAAACGGTAAAATAAATAACTACACTATAAATTTAACCTATCAAGTTAGACCAGGGGAAGATCCTAATTTTATAGATAAATTAATATCAAGAACAGGTTATAGAAATCCATTAAAAATAATTTATGGAGATTCTATGTATGAAGGTGGCTATTTTAAAGATGAAGAATTAGTTATAACAAATGTTACACATAATGAAGATATTAGTTCATATAAAATAAATTATATTATAACAGCAATATCTTCTATAGGCATTTCTAAAACTGCTTTTAAAAATTTTAATTCTACATCATCAAAACCATCTACAGAAATTTATAATTTATTATATACTTCAGGGGAAGCTAGTAATACTTTATTAAGTATGTTTCCAGGTATGCAGAATAAAACACTTGTTTCTTCTTACAATTTAATTCCTACTAATGATTCTCTTGTAGATATAAGTAGTATGACAAATGTAAGTCCAATATCAAGATTAAGTTATTTGACCGCAGCAATGACTAGTGAAAGTGGAAGTAAGTCATCTTATTTTCTAACTTATAATGACACTAAGAACAATCCATTAGGTGGAGCCTATTTTAAAATAACAGAAGTAAATAAAACAGACTTAGATTCTGTAAATGGAGCTGTCTATACCTTAGATGTGGGGTATCCATCAGATAATAATATTACAAACTTTTCAATAAATACTCAAGATTATTGGTCATTAGTATATCAAAATACTGGTCAGCTTAAAACTTGGGAGTATGGAATAGATGATGATGGAAATATAACAGCTGAAGAAGTTAATTTATTAAATAAAGGTGCATATGGTAAAAATGATTTATTATCTACAAAATGGTGGGAAGAAGTTACAGAATACCCTATTTCTGCTAGAGTAATAATAAAAGGACTATTAGCGCCTGCAATGCTTATGTCATATATTTATATAAATACATATTTTTATGGAATAAAAGATATGGCTAGTGGATTATATGTAGTCACTGCGCAAAAAGATTCAATACAAGGATCAGGTTATACTACAGAATTGACTTTATTGAGAGTTAGTTATTAATGAGTAGAAAAGTTATAGCAAAATTAAGTTCAGCAAAGACAATAAATTTACCAAGTGGTTCTGGGTTTACTGCACAATCTTTAGGACTTGTTACTGCAGGTAAAAAGTATGTGTTTTGTAATACACATCAGGCTGATGGTACTGCGAATCATATATTAGAAGTTAGTGCAAGCAGTTATAAAGACTTAGGCAAAAAAATAACATCAGGACACGTAAATGGTGGAACTTATTGTAAAGCAAATGGACTTTGTTATACAACTACTTACGGAGGAAGTAACGCTACTAAAAGAATTAAAGCATGGGATCCTAAAAATAAATGGAAGAATGTTTATACAATAGATTTACCTGTATATGCTACAGGTATAGCTTATGATCCTATTACTACTGATTTTTATATTTCTATAAATCAATATTTTTATGTATTTCCATATGAAGCATTTCAAAAGACAGGTACTTATAAAGGCACTTATAAAAGCTATAAAAAGTCTTATCTGGATTTTCAAAATCAAGATATAGGTGGTTATGGTGGAATAGTTATGTGCTGTAAGTCTTGGGACATACATCATTCTAAAAATGGTTCTTATACAAGTTATATAGATTGTTATAAAGCACGAGATGGTAAATATATTGGTTCGTGGCAGACACAAGGAGAATGTGAATCTATTGCTGTAGATGGAGGTGGGAATCTTCATGTATTATATGCAGGACATGGTGGCAGAAAATTATGTCGCATGAGTCAAAATATATCATTAATTAATGATGATATATCTACAACTCCTGCTAATACTATAAAAATAAGTGAATCTGAATTAAGAAATAGAATTGTTACAAAAGCAAAATCATATAAAGGAGAAAAAGGAACCCACTTCTGGAAAGAATATGGATCAGAGCCTGCTGATTGGTGTGCCATGTTTGTTTGGACAATTTTTAAAGAATGCAACATGAGTGATATTATGATCAAAACTAGTAATGTTGCTACTATGAGAGATTGGCTAAAAAGAAATGGTACTTTACAAACACCAAAAACAGCAAAAGCTGGTGACATTGCTATCTTTGGTGGAGGAGAGCATGTTGAAATAGTTGCGAAAAAAGATTCTTCTGGGAAACTACTAACTATTGGAGGAAATAGCGGGTATAATGAAGGTGCAACTTCATTTAATGATTCAACTGTATCTTCTGTAAGATATTTTGGAAAAGCCCCTACTTCAATATATAGTCCTAAATATTCAAAGACCAAGGCAGCTGAAGAAACTGTAGAAGCAGAAGAGCAAACAGAGGCTAAAGGTCTAGTAATAAGTGTAGATAAATTATATAGCTCTGCAAACTATGAGTATTTAGATTTTGATCAAGACAAATCAGATAAGGATGCTAAAAATGCTTTATCTGATCAGATAACAAAATTAAAACAACTTCAAACAGCTTCTTCTGTTATACCTGATACTGTTCAAAACATTGACATAGTATTAAAAGGGATAAATTTAACAGATACTAAAAAGCCTAGGACTAAAATTGATTCAGAAGCCCATGGTCCAAGTTTACCAGTTGCTTTAAATCCTATTGAAGCTCCTTTTGTTCAATTAACTATTGGTGGTTATGAATTTGGTGTAAAATCAGCAAAAGATACTAATTATATTATAGGATTAAATGTAGTTAGAACTAATGGTTCTATGAATGAGTACACTATATATCTTGTTCATCAAATATCTCCTGGAAGAAATCCTAATTTTATAGATGAATTACTTGCTGCTAATAGTTATGAAAAAATAAAAATAAGATATGGAGATGCTATGAGTAATGTTATTTTTGAAGATAATAGTGCTCTTCTTATAGGATCATCAGTAAATTTTAATTTATCAGGATATTGTATAACATATGAAATAAAAGCTACAAGTTCAGTAATTTCTACTGCAACCCATAAATTATCTTATCCAACTAAAACAGATAAAGGATCTAATATTATAAGAGATTTATTAGCTGATGCTTCAACTGGTTTAGGTGATATTTATCCTAATATGAAAAATGCAAATTATGTATCTAAAAATAATCTAATACCGCAAAATGATAAAGTAATTACAGTAGAAGCGGTAAGTAATGTAAATCCATTAAACTATTTAAAAACAGTTGTGGCTACGATGCAAAGTGCTATATCTGATACTTCAAATTATTATTTAGTTTTAGGTGATAATGATTTTAAGATATATGAAATTGATTCATTAAATTTGTCTTATGATTCTTCTTTATACGAAGTAAACATAAATTATCCAGATGATAATCAAGTATATAATTTTAATTGTAATACTGATTTTGCTTGGCCACTAGCATATGACTTTAATGGAAATATTTCTACTTATAATTATACTTTAGATCATAATGGTATGATAGATACTTCATATTCAAGAAATCCAAATTTACTTGATTTTACAAGTTCACAACAAACAAATATAAGTAATAACTGGTGGAAAAATGTAACTGAGTTTCCTATAACAGCCACACTAGAATGTAGAGGTTTACTTTCACCACTATTATTAATGACATATATAAAAGTAAATTGTTGGTATTATGGACAACAAAGATTAACTAGTGGAGTGTATATTGTTACAAGTCAGCAAGATGTATTAACAGGAAGTGGATATAGAACTATTCTTTCACTTCTTAGAGTAGCTGGATCTAAACAACAATTAACTATTGATGGAAGGGTTAGAACATGATTCAAAAAGGTATAATAGAACAAGCTCTTTCAAGATATACTTATAAGGTTAGAGTTCCTAAATATGATAAAATAGCTACTGATCCATCAGCTACAAAATTAGAAGATTTATCTACTGCTGTAGTATGTGGCTTTCCTGGAACTGATATAGCTTTTAATAAAGGAAATATAGTTTTAGTAGACTATGAAAATAATGAGATAAGTCAACCTGTAATTTTAGGTCTACTATATAATGAGTCTCAAGCTTTAGATGAAAATAATTATAATAATTTTTCAAATAAAGTGTTAGAAGATAATTTATCTGAGTATAATACAGAACTTAAATCATTATCTAAAAGTGGTTTATATACTCATGTAAAATATTCTAATGATAATGGTATTACATTTACATCAAAATATTCTACTATAACTGTTGATACTGTTGTTATAGACCAAGTAAAATATAAAGTGGATAATGATATATCATTAGATCCTAAATCTACTGTTATATATTGGTCAATAGTAGATAGAACTACAGGTAGAGATATTACTAATAATGTTCAGATAACTACTACTATTAGAAATTATAAAGAAAAAGATGAAAGTGATAGTAATCAAATTTCACGAACATTTAAGGAAAGTTTAATCGAAATTCCAATGGACCTTAGAGATAGTGAGTATTTGATTCTTGATTATAGAATAGTTGAAGTAAGTAATTGGGATAATTATGCTATTGTATTAACTACAGATAAAGACACTCAAGGAAGTGTATATGGTGAATATTTAGGAATTGCAATAACAAAATCTGCTATTCCCCCAGATTCTCCTTCAGAGTATGCTTGGACTAGTTTTAAAACATCTATAGATAAACTAGTAGATACTTTGATGGATGAGTGGAAACCTAGAATACAGGGTGTAGAAAATACTCTTTATGGATATGATTTAGATAATACATCAAATCCAAGTGGTTTAGGATTAGTAGATGTAATTTCTATTACAAAATCACAAGTAGATATTCATGGTACTGATAATAGGGATGTATCATTTAATAATATAAAATCTGTATACATAAATAATTCTGGAGAAGCTTCAGTAGTAACACCAGAAGTAGATTATAAATATAATAGTAGTTCTAATAGTTTTTCAGAATATCAAGACTCAAGAGGTCATTTGATACTTATGATTAAGGAAAGTAATTAATGGGTTTAAGCTTAACAATAAGTGAATCAAATGTAAGTAAAGCAGATAATACTTCTAAAATAACAGCTACTTTAAAAATATCATCATCAGCTTCATGGAACTATGATAGTAGATCTGGTTATATTCAGATAGATGGAACAAAATATAGTTTCTCTCATTCTTTTAGTGTAGGAACTACCACTCTTGCTACTAAGTCTAAGACAGTAACTCATGATAGTGATGGTGGTGGATCAATAACTGTTAAAGGATACTATTCTACAGGCGTTTCATTAGGAAATTTATCAATATCTAAAACTTATAAGTTAACTCAAATAGATAGAACTTATACAATTAAGTTTAATAGCAATACTACAGATACTGTTTCAAATATGCCTTCATCTCAAACAAAGACATATGGAAAAACATTAACACTTAGTAGTAAAGTACCTACAAGAACTGGTTATACTTTTAAAGAATGGAATACTAGTAAAAGTGGAACTGGAACATCTTATAAACCAGGCGGGTCTTATAAAACAAATGCTGCTGATACTTTATATGCTATTTGGACTGAAAATACTTACAGTGTAAAATTTACTTTACCTAGTGGATATGCTACATTTACTAGTAACAATTCTACTACTATTACTGTAACTTATAAATATACTCAGACAGATGGAAAAATTCCTACTGTAAAAGTAGCAACAGGATATTCTTTTAGAGGTTTTAATATAAATGGAACACGATATGCTTCTGGAGCCTCTTTTAAGACTAAAAAAGGAGCAGTTGCAACTACTTCTGTGACAGCAACATCTGCTGATTTTGAAAGACTTACAGCTAAGCTCACTTTTACTGGTGAAAATATTACTACATTTTATATGGAACAGGGTACTGGTACATCTTTCAAGATGCCTAATTATCCTGGTACACTATCAGATAATACAAATGAATTTAAATATTGGTCTAATGGTAGTAATAAATATTATGCAGGAAGTTCTTATGTATTTAATTCTAATACAACTTTAACTGCTTATATAGGTAAAAAAGCAGATGAAATTTTTAGATACTATATTCCTAATACTATAGAGAGTTCTAGTCAAGGATTATCATTATTTTTATCTGAAAGTGCAAGTATAAGTAGTATTTATACTATTCCTAATAGTATCCCAACAGATAGAAAAGAAGAAGGAACTTATCAATTTGCTTATTGGGCAACATTATCTTCTAAAAAATTTCCAGGAGCAGACTATAATTTAGTAATTCCTAAAATTTTATATAATTCTATAGAATCAGGCTTTATAAATAATTATAATCAAGAGTATTCTTTATATAAAGTTGGATGGCAAGATTCTTCAGTAGAATCAGGTGATGGAAAAAATTTTTATGCTGTTTATATAGATACCACAAAAAGTTCTATTAAAAATAGTGGAAGTAATTTTGCTTATATAAAAGAGACAAAAGATACTGCAGGATCTGACGCTCAAGCTGTTCAAAAAGATTATTCTGATTTTATATTAAATAGTATAGAAGATAGTGATATTGTTCTTCATAGTGATAAATTCGTAGCGTATGTAAAATATACTTTACCTTCTGAAGATATAAAACTAAATATTAGTGATATTTCTATAGTGGGAAGTAATAATTTAGATCAAATTTCTGCTACAACAACTTTAATAACTATTGGTCTTGAATCATATATTTTCTTTTCAGGTGAAATTGATTCTCAAGCTACTCAAGTAGAAACAACTACAATATCTATAAGTGGTATAAAAGACACTTTAGATAAAGATATTGATAATGTTTTTATATATATAAAACCACCTAAAATTATAAGGGATATTTCTCCAACTGGTGATATAATATCTTTATTTAATCAAAATGATACTAGTAAGTTATCAAGTAAAAATGAACTTCAAATAGAAGGTAACTTAAGACTATATGATTCAAATATTTATATAGGACCAGACGGTGATGAGCTTATTGAATCTGCAACTGAATTAAATAAAATTATAAGAAAATATGAGACACAAGCTAGTTCAGGATCTACTCCTGCAGAATATGGAGCTCTTACAGGATATACCGGCAATAGTATTGGTACGTTAGTATCATCTGCAAATGCCACTTTTGATGTAGTATCTTTAACTTGGAATGGGAATGATCCTACTATAGGCAGCACTTTATCTAGCATAGATAGTAATGGAAGTTTAACTCTTAATAAAAGTATTAATTTAAAAAGTGGAAGCAGTATTAATTTTAATAGTACTAATGTAAGCGGTTATCCTCATATATATGCTGGTGATAATGCCGGAGACTATAAAGATGTAATTTATTATTATACAGGTAATAGTGATGGAGTAACAAATCATTATCATGCTTTTTATGCTGGTGGGCAACCAGCAGCCTATATTCATGCTAATACTTTTCAAATTGGTACTAATAGTAATAATTCCAATCTGATAGTAAAGGGTAATATAACTGCTAATAATATAGGTCAAATTGTAAATGGTTATCTTGACGCTGATAAATCAGTGCCTAAAAATACTTCAACAGAATTGTGTTATGTCAGACTTGATCCCGGAACTTGGATTATTGAAAGTGGATTTCGTGCACCTCAAAATACTAGCGGACTTCGTCGTGGTAATATAGCTACAACAGCTGGGGCTACTGATATACAAATTCAGATTGCTCCTTCTCCTGAGAGTGTTACTCAAGCTAGATGGACATCTATGGCTGTTGTTCCAGATGATGGACTTAATCACTATTATCATTTAAATGTATATCATACCTCCTCTTCATCTTCTTTAACTTATCCTGGTCAAACAGCAGGAGGATATGGAAATTATATAAGAGCAATTAGAATTATATAAAATTAATTGTATATAATATATAGGAGAAAAAATGTATTCAATAGCATTTCCTCAAATATTTGATGGTTCTACAGTAAGGCTTGTAAAAGACGCTGATGCTGTAAAGAGCAATTTAAAAAATCTTTTAGCCTCTAATAGAGGAGGGTTGTTTGGAGATCCTCATTATGGAACTGCTTTAAAGCCTATTTTATGGGATCAAGCAGCAGATGCTATGATGAAAGAATTAATAAAAGATGAGGTATATGAAGCAATTCTTTCATACATGCCTCAAACAACTATTGATAGAGATAATATTTTAGTCGAATCAGTAGGTAATTATGTTCGTGTATCAATAAGAGCTAGAAATGATTTAGGTGTTGTTTCAGATTTAATGGAAATAACTTTATTAAAATCAGATGAACAGGTATAAGGGTAAATTAAATGGCACAAGATATAGTAAATGAAAATCAAAAAATATCTTATACTAATTTAGATTTTTCTGCGATATATTCAGAAACTATAGACTTAATCAAGCAGCTCACATATAAATGGGATCCTTCAATTTCAAATGAATCAGATCCGGGTGTTGTTCTAGTTAAGCTTTCTGCTTTACTTGCAGATAAGATGAATTATAATATTGATAAGAATATTTTAGAAACTTTTCCTCTTTCTGTTACACAAGATGGAAATGCTAGACAACTATATGATCAGCTTGGTTATTATATGGATTGGTATATAAGTGGAGCTGCTCCTATTTCATTAAATTGGACAGGAGAAACTGTTACTGAAACAGACGCACAAGGTAATGTATCTACAGTTACTTATAAAATTCCTAAATTTACAACTATTATAGATAGTGAACAAAGTGTTTCAAAAAGATATTCACTTATAGGAATTGAAGGAGCTGAAGATAATATTGTTTCTGATGTACTTCTTACTACAGATGGAAAGACAGTAATTGCTTTAGCTTTAGAGGGTCTTGCAGTACAATATCAATATGAAGGTGAAACAGTTATTACTGCTCAAATGGTTGATCCACTTTCAAGAAGATTATATTTTACTACTTCAAATATATCTCAAAATGGTATATTTATTAAGAACACAAATCAAGAGAATTATGCTTCTTGGAAGAGAGTAAATAATCTTTATGAAAATTCTTTTGATGAGCTTAGATATGTATTTGGATATGATAGTAATACAAATACTTGTTTTCTTGAATTCCCAGATAATTATGCAGAACTATTTGGTAGTGGAATTGAAATCACATATCTTCTTATAGATCCTACGGCTAGTGATGTTCCTGCTGGTGATCTTAATCAATTTATGACTCCGGTATCTATAAGAAATTCTAAGGGTGATGTAGTAGCAACATTAAGTTCTGATAATGTAAAGCTTACAAATTATCTTGCCTCATCAGGTCATCAAAATATTGAAAGTATAAATGAAGCTTATGTAAACTATAAGAAGACAGTAGGAACATTTAAGACTCTTATTACTCTTAGAGATTATGCTAATTATATTAGAAATAAAGATTTAAATATTTGTTCAAATGCATTTGTATGTGATAGAACAAATGATATTCAGACTTCATATAAAGTTATAAATAAATCAGAAGGTCTTGATAATCTTATTATAAAAGTCGAGCAAGTAGTAGATAGAAATACTATAGAAAGTACTTTTGAATATAAATATATTCTTTCTTCGGATACTACTATGGATTCTTCCAAGACATATTATTATATTCAAGAAGATACTCTTCAAGTTGCACCTTATGATGAAACAAAGAATCCAGTAGAAGAAAGATACTATGAGTTTGAAGGAACATCTAGCTTAAAGTCTTATGATGCTATGGATCCATTCTCATTAAAATTTTATCTATTAAAGAATTCTATTGCAATAGATACAAAGTCAGCTTATAATGATACATTTACTATGCTTAATCCATATCCTGACTTAGATTCAGTATTTAGTGACACTTCTCATATCGAACATATTTATGAAGATTTACTTCCTCTCGGAGAAGATAGCTATAAGAGAAGTACAGATACTTTCTGGGATGAGAATAAATCATATTGGTTATATGATACAAATAATAAAACTTATA